CCGTATCGGAGACTGTAGAAGGAGTCTTCAGCGTTTTCTATGCGGACGGCATCGTCTTTTTTGTAAAAGCCGAATAAAATAAAAAAGCGCCCCTCCCGTGTCCACCATGGACACAAGGAGGGGCGCTTTTTATTTAGCCTTCAACTTCCCAGCAATCGCCTTTACCCGTCTGTTCACCGTCCGCTCACTCAAATTCAGCTCTGCCGCAATATCAGCATTACGCCATCCGCGCCGCCGAAGCTGCAAAACATCCGTTTCTTCATCGGTCAGCAAACCGCCGACAAAATCAAACTTTGGCATGATTACTCATCCTTCTTGTTCTTGCTTTCGGTCTGTGTGCCAAAATAGAAGGCCACGACCATCGTCACAATGGTCATGACCGTGTCAGGCTGTAATTTCTCCCGCAGCGCCAATGCCGCAAACACTGCAACGACAACCAGCGTCACAATGGTTTTTACCTTGAAAAGCGCGGCAATGTTTTTTAAAAAATCGCCCATAGATATGCACTCCCTTTCAGCCAATCAGATGATTTTGCAAAGCTTCCTTTGCTTTTTGCATCTGGTCAATGTTGTTCCCATCCAGATTGTGGTCAAGCAGAGCCAGCAATGCCTGCATGGTCACATGCTGCCCCTCGTCCATGCGGTCAAGCCGGTGTTTGTCGTTTTTCAAGAATCCCTCAACCGCTGAAACGCGGCCCTCCAACTGTGTAATGCGTTTGTCCTGGTCGGCTTTAGGCTTTTTCACTGCGGTGATTACTTTGCTGATAGCCACGCCCCCGGCATACAGTGCGGCAGCAGCCCCCGCCGCATAAATCAAAAACGCCCAGGCTTCCGCAAGTGTAAACGAGAATACATGCTGCATCGGCATCACACCTCCACAAATTTAGCGTGATACGCCTTATCATTGTCCAGCCCGTATTTCTTGGCGATGAGGTAGAACTCCATCGCCGCAGCGTTCGGCAGTACGATGTGATCCAGCCAGACCTCCTGATGCGTCGGCGCGGCGGGCTTGTCCTCTTTGATGGCGGCATCGTACCGTGTCAGGTTGAATTGTTTCACGACCGCCAGCAGACTGGACGTGTAGGTCGGGCTGGTCGCCCAGCCGTCGGCGCGGATGTACTCGCACGCCTTGTTGATGTCGGTACAGCCGACAAGGTTCGAGTAGCGCGGCATCGTCGTCAGCTTCTTGATGTAGTCCTCGACGCAGGCGACCATCGTATCATAGGCGCGGAAGCCCGCCGTGATGGTGATGTACTTGCTGCCGTCCCACTCCTTCGTGGCCTTGTTGTACACTCTGCCGCTCCAATTGCTAGCCTTGATGCCGAACAGGTTGTTCGCCTGTACTGCAAGCTCACTCGTGCCGTAGGCGCTTTCAAGGCAAGCTTGCGCAATGCACAGCGACGGCAAAAGATGCGCGTTCAGGCAGCGGCTCTGGCACTTCTCGGCCATCACGTCAATGAACGTCTGCTCCTGCGTCTTGGCGGGCGCAGCGTCGGCCACGTCGCCCTTCAGGCGCGTTGTGACCTGCGCCGCAATGTCGGGGAACTTGCTCTTGAGATAGGGGCCGGGGCAGGCCGTGGCGGCGTAAAAGCAGTGCATCGTGAGCGAACCGTTCTTGTCGCCAGTGTAGGTCAGTTCCTTGATGCCGTTGTGGCGGCAAATGTCGGTGCAAAGGTCGAGCAGCGCGGCATACGCCTTGTCGCTGACGTGCCAGTCCGGTGCGCCGCTGTCGTTAGCGACTTCGATAGTAATGGCCCGGTGGTCGTTCCACGGACTGGACGAACACCAAGAGCGGTCAGCTTCGTGGCAAAACAAGCCGATGCGACCGCTGCTTTCGATGGCGTAATTTGCGCTCATCTGGCGAGAGGTTTTACCGACAAGAGCGCCGAAAGCCTCAAGCGTTGTGTTGCCAGCCATGTGGTGGACGGTAATCTTGCTGATGGGCTGGCTCCGGGGCCGGTTGCAGTTTGGGCTGATGGCCGTGTAAACGGCCAGTGCAGAATCACTCATTCTCGTCCTCTCCCTTCCCGTTAGACAGTTCCTCGTCCATTTCGGGCGACAGAATCATTTCATCATTCATCGGTTTCACTCTCCTTTTTATTCCACAGGCGGCACAGGCCACTCCACCGCGTAGGGGAAGCCCGCCTGCTCGGGCACATCCCGCAGCGCCTGCCGGTAGGTCTTCCAGTCGGCCTTCACCGTTTGAAAGTCTCATGATTTGTTGTCCTTATTTTGTCCTCTTCCATATCCATACCGATAAATAAGGCGGCATGTTGTTGTGAGCTGCCCCGGAACCGCCGGAGGCGACTGTTACGGTTTTGGATTCCCAGTTCGGAATACCCCAGCCACTTGATTGCGTTTGGACATACGCATCCGCAGAGCTTCCGGTTTTGGAGCGTATTACGTTGCTTCCGTTGGCCACAGACAGCGAATAATTCGGTAGCTCGCTTTGTGTAAGCTTATGGGTGAATTCGCCCCCAGTGCTACCTGCGGGATAACTGCTGGAAGCAGCAAACAAAAAGCGTTCAGAAATTCTTTCCCAGGTACCGCCAAATAAAGACTCTGGGCTTGTATTGCTTACGGTCATGTAAATACTGCCAATCGGCCAGGCTGCAAGTTTTGCTTCCGCGATGGCTGCTTTTACCGCTGCTGGTGTTGCTGCAATTCCTCCGCTGGTTGAACTGGTTGAACTGGTCGAATCGCTCAGCTTCACGCCGCCCGCGGTCGAAGCATTACCTGTCGGCAGTGTGTACTTGGTATCAGTCATAGGTGGCGTATAACCCAGTGCATTTGTCACGTTCGCCTTTGTCATGCTGATCGTGCCGCTGTTCACTGTAATATTGCTACCAATCTTCACACCACCCAGGGTTGAACTGGTAGCGGCAGGCAGCGTATAGTCACTGGAAGAGGCCGGTGTCATATAGATCTGGTTGCTGTTCAGCGTTCCTTCTCTCTTAGCATTATCATACTGGGCTTGCGTCAGGTAGTTGATCACCAGGCTGTCCAGCTTTGTGTCAGTTGCCATAATCATATACCTCTCGTTACAATCGCGCTGATCGCCGTCAGTCCACTCGGCAGGCCGGAGAGCTTGCCGTTGCTGATGCTTAAGCTCAGATTGGTGCTGCTTGGGCTGCCGTACATGGCGCTCTTGTGGTACCTATCACCCTCAAACGCGATCAGGCTCGTACTCTGCCCGCCCCAGCTGCTGGAACTGGTCATGGTGCCGTAGCCCCAAATCTTGATTGCCCCGTCAGTGCGCTTAAAACTAACGCTGGGGTTGGTGTCCGTAATGGCATAAGCCTCCACATTGTTATTGCCACTGCCGCCGGA